GACGTCACAGGAAATGACGTAACTGTCCGCCATCTTGTACCGGAAGTCCCGCCTACCGGCGGCGACCGGCGGCATCTGATTTGGTGTCTTCTTTTTGAAATTTTTAAAGAACCATACACTATGAATTATTTATTTAAGGCTTTTATTTTTCCAAACTTGTGTACATATTACATAATCTTAGCATTCTAATTACATGTTGTTCATATCTAGTTAATAATTTATATTCTACAGCGTCTGTATCTTTTATAGATGGTTGCCTACGGGGTATTGGAGGGGGCACATATAATCTGGGCGGCACAGGTGGGCGGTGGGTGACGGTTCCTGGCTGAGGACACGGTGGGGAATGTTTACAATGGGTGCACACGGCTTTTGGCAGTCCACAATTCTTCAGGCTTTTCATATCCGTGTCTGTGGTGTTGCTTTGCATCTGTAGCTGTGGGGTCATACAGTACATATGGTAAATGACCAGCTGCATGAGGAGGATAAACGCCAGGCTGGGGATTCCACCTTCCAGTAGCCTTTCGAGGTCCCAATTTAAAGGTCATGGTAACTGTCATTATTCCCACAGCATATTGAACTAAAGTAGTAATTCCCATGGATTTAATACCTCCAATTGGCCCACTTTGTGGTAGTATTTTTAAAAATATTTGAGGGGGTGGTTGATGCAAACCCCACCCGCCTAGGGCTGCAAATTGAGTTTTAAAACTGTCATCTAAGTTAGGGATTTTACTCCACAGCTGACTTTCATAGTGAAGAGCTCTTCTGTTCCAAACAGAGCCCACCATAAGAGGGCGTTCAATTTGGTCTGTGTATTGTTGGGTTCCTTTATTAGGGAAGTATGTGTGCATGTTAAGACCTTGTAACTGCTTAAGCTGTTCTTTTTCATTTGGAAATCTTCCTACCCCTTGCTGATACTCTTTGTCCTCAGCATTTCCATAAGTGGTTTGTCCATGTGAAATGGCATTTATTCCTGTAACATATTTATCAGTGTCCCAGTGATGGTATGGCTGAGATACTGGCCCGGGGCGTAGGGAAATTCTGGTGTTTTGGCTAGTGCCAGTACTAAGCCCCGTAAGGGCTTTTCCAGCACCTGTATTAGAATTGTCTCCTTCTTTGGTAGACACTGAATTTATTAGTGGCCCAGGCATAAAGTTTTGTGGCTGAATTGCGTGGTCTTCGTGTGTCAATGATCTAAATTTAGGGTCCCCTCCTAATGTGTCAGGTACCCCTAAACGAGAACCGTACAAAGGGTTGTACATTTCATAAAAATGTTGGCTGCAGCCTTCTAGGTTTTCTGGGGGCACAGCTGGAAATTTGTAGGACATAGTGGCAGATCCCCCTGTACCCAAAAGTTCAAATGAACTGTGCTCTAACACATAAAAAGCTGATTCTTCACTAGCCAATTTTTTGCTGTCTCCTGAAATTCCTTGTGTGTTTACTTCACCTACTGTTAAGTAAGCATACTGGGGGGGAAAGTAAACCCAAATGGGCAGTTCTGGAGCTAGTGTGTCTTGTCCCTGACCTAGCACATATGGGTATTTATACTCATGATCCACTAACATACACAAACGTCCTGTGGTGCTGTCAGTAACTTGCACACCTCCTCCTGTTTTGTCTGTGACATCTTTTACAGCAATTTCTGAAATAGTTACAGTTAAAGCATCTGGAGCTATACTACCATAATTTTCAATTAAGTGCTGAAACTCTAATGGTGAGAAAAACAAATTTAAAGCATTAAAATCTAAGTATCTCCACGGAGTAGAGTACCCCATAATGGGACTAATAGTGCACACTTTTGCCTCTTTCCCACTAGCATTGTGGCAGCTACTAGCTGCTGGAGAGAACACTTTATAATGATGCTCTGGATCATATGGAATTAAAAATTGCCTAGAGAATGTACACGTTACAGAATTAGCAGTAAATGTAGCCCCTTCACTCCACATGCTTTTTGTAGGGTTGCTACCTCCCCCGCCTGCACCAGTGCTGGCTTCTGCAGAGTTAACTGAAGTCATGCTGGGGTATTTTTCTGAGGCGTTGTACGCGGGCACTTCCGGTAAACTTCCTTGAAAATGGGCCACAGGGGCAGCTGCACCTTTTAAAGTAAAGTAATCTTTTACTGCTTGTGCTTGAAACCCTGTTTCATTTTTTATATTTTTTAACAATTCTTCATCTGCTACCGTCCAATGTGTATAAGGATTTATTCCCAACTTAGCCAATTGGCTATACCTAAAGTCATGAATCCTTGCAGCACTGTCCACAGCATTCTGCGGAGGCCCAGCTTGTAGCTCATTGCCAGGCCCAACATAGTTAGTACCGGGTAATTGTATGCTAACTTGCCCAGGCTTGTGTAAGTCTTCACTAGATAATACTGCATTTTCTCCTCTAGGTTCTGCACTACTGTTACTGGATGATAAGGCATGGGGGTGGTCAGATAACTGTCCATGGCTCTGAAAATGATGACTATATAGGTCTGGAGAGTTTTTAAGATTACTTTTAATGCGAGCAACTAAGTCAAATAAAGAAGAGGGGTTTTCTAAAGGATTATCTAAAGAAATGTTGTAATGGTCTTTTAAAATTTGAATAAGCTCTAAGTCTGTTCCAGTAGCTTTTTCATAAAATTGCACAAACTGCTTATACACGTCCTGGGCAAATTTGTCACTGCTTTCCCACCATTTGTTAGTGGTTTTACTCATAATCTACAAAACTTTGTAATCCAGACAGGTAAGCACATTTTTTACAAGTTAACACAGAAAATGGGTTAGAGGCTCCTACATGACAACTGCAGCGCACTAAGTCTGGAGTAAACTCTCTAAATTTCCATCCATTATACCAAGCTCCCACATTAATACAATGAGGGCAAAGCCCCAACCCTCCCCCACTGTTGTTTATATGTTCCACACAGCAAACAGGCAATCCCCTCACACCATCCCATACAAAGTCAACCCCTACTAACAGTTCACGAAACTGATCGGCAAGCGGCGTGTAAAAAGCTTCCTCCCACGACGCGGCTACCACTTCGGAGGAAACTGGGCTTCCGACAAATGATTCTCCTGAACTGGTCCCGGGGACGGGCGTACTAGAGCGCGGGGTTTCACTGTTCCAGGCGCCTGGAGTGATGAGGTTGAAAAAGCTGCTTTCACTGAGTTCTTCAGAGCTTTCACCACCACTGCTGCTGATACTGGTGTCTGGGACAATGGGGGTGGTTTGGAGATCTGGGTGGAGGGCATCTGCATTTATTCCAGGGAAATCAAATGTGTAGTTTATTGCCCAGTTTTCATAGTGGCTCCAGCTTTGTGCATTACACCAAGTTAGCCATTGTTGTACATCAGCCTCTGTAAGTAAACCCATGTCAGGGCTACATCTTATGGTAAAGTTTAGCTTTACCATCCGTTCCTTTAAGGCTTTAGCATGCACAGTTGTAGTGGTATTACCACTCACAACAAATGTAATGTCACCATTGCTGGTTATAACCACAGGCACACCGGGCACTGCCACACTGCCACGCATTTTCTGATCTACCCTGGTTGGCTGACCACCTAAAATGGCTTTTGCAGCTTCCACAATAGTGGACTTAATAATGCCTTCATCCCAGACCACCAAACTTTTCCCCGCTACATCATTAAATGGAAAGTTTTCATTATTCCAATTCACCATTCCATACACTGGTACAGTTTTAGCAATAGCCATTGCCAAATTTGTTTTTCCAGTACTTGGTGGCCCGTAAAACCACAGGGTGTTTTTTTTACCACATTTTTTGTCAATCCACCTTAACACATGTTGACCCACTAAAAGAGGATCATAGTTTTGACACAATAATAATTTTACTATTTTATTTTCTTTAATGCAAGTAACCTGCTCAAAGTCTGAATGTAACAAGAATGTACTAGTGGGTACTAAGTTAGTAGCTTTATAAATAGCTAACTTTAAGGCACTTTGAATTTGAAAGCTGCCACTGTGACTGCTACTTAATAAAGTATATTGGTTAAAATCCACTAATTTCCATTTATCTTCAGTAAATACTCTGTTTTCACATAGCCAATTTACCATGGTTTGAAACTTTAACCCCGCTTTTGTTCCCTTTCCAGCGAATGGCACAACATCTCCCCCTCCACAGCTAGACTCCCCAGTTTCATTAGTAGCACTGTCTGTATTTGCAGTAATGCGGGGTCTTTTAGCATGACAAGCTCCTCGCCGAAAAGAGGCGGAAATACAGGTGTCTATATACCCGTCAATATTTGTTACACACCACACAACATTTAAAGGAATTTTTTTCATTAAGTAATTTTCTATAAACTGCTCTCCATCTCTAAAATATTTTCCTTTGGTAGTCATCCCTGGCAAAAATTTAAGTTTAACACTTTCAGTTACAAGATGGTAAAGAACATTATTAAATAAACCTTCTACGCACACAGTTAAGTTTCTAGCATTTAGTCCTGGACCACCAATAACTACATGGATATGATAGCCTTCCTCAAATTTGTTACATTCCACCTGAAAAAAGTATAAGCAACCTGCTAGCGGCCCCCCAGTAAAATCAAGTTTAGAAGCAACACTGCTTAAATATATTGCCATTAATCTGTTAGAATGGGTTAGTGGTTCCCAGTCAGAAGTATCTAAGTCTAGCATAGAGCACCACCAGTTATCATTAGCACAGTCCAGAATGTTAGAGGAAATGTGCAAGACACCCCGAAATAGCTCCATGTTAGTAAATTAAAAGTTAGTATAAATACCTGTTACTTAGCAGGCAAAGAACAGCAAGTGAGTTCCAGTCAAAAGCAACCAGAAAAGAAAGTGTCAGGGAACGCAGCTGCTTATATACCGCCCGTAACTCCGCCCCTAGTAACCGTTAGGCGTTTGTCCAATTAAATTAAAATATAACATTAAACATGGCCGCTTATTTGCATAAGGCGGGAAAAAGCCCGCCAAAATTTCAAAAAGAAGACACCAAATCAGATGCCGCCGGTCGCCGCCGGTAGGCGGGACTTCCGGTACAAGATGGCGGACAGTTACGTCATTTCCTGTGACGTC